AGTGTAGCCCTAGTACTCTGACGCGAACACGACCCATTGCCTTGGGATCGTTACGGTCCTCAACCACTCCTACATAAAAATTCATTATCAACCTCCTGAATAATCTAAGATAGAGACCTGACGACGAGGTGGTACACCAAGGTTTACCTCCTGATTGTTGTACAGATCCGCTTCATCGCCCATGCCGTCCCTTACGAGTTCTATCGACATTGTGTACTCCTGCCTTCTGATATGATGGTGTATGGAGGCCACAAGATAGTTACCCGAGGATACCTTATCATCAGGATCATCGGCTGGTGCTAGTTTTGGTGAGAATCTTTCCTTCTTGTACTCAACCATCTTTCCGCATTCAATCTCTGGCGCAGAGTTGATGTGAGCCAATACCGATACGGTACGCAGTCTTGAGAAGTAAGAATTAATGATGGCTACCTCGAGCTCGTCCAATCCTGTAAGATTAGGGAAATCGTCGTCGCCGAACGCCAAGGTGTTCTTATACATGATACGATTCTTGGTGTTGTACTGCGTGTGAATACGGTTATCATCAAAGGCAAAGTATGCCGATACCCAGTCATTAGCGATTGGTTTGGCGTGTTCCCTGAACGAGAAATCAGTGATATCTGCCTTTCTTGCTGCAATATCCACAGCGGTTACCGTGGACGCAAACACACCATCTCCTGTTCTAGCGAGTGTTTCGTATCCTTGTTTCATCAATGTACTGTATATCTGACCGTCGTACTTATTCATTTCACGTGTTGGTTCTGGGTCAGATGCTGACATTGGTACGGGTTCTATCGTAAATACTTTTTCCTGCTCAAGCATTCTTTTCATTGAGTCCAATACGGTATCCTCTGAGTACATAGTCTCAAAGACAAACATTGGAGTTCCGTCCTCCCCCAACGAGTTCTTTTGAATCATATTGATGGCGGCGAGTGGCTTTATGTATGGAAATACTACGTTGTGCGAAGCAGCAGCAGTGGTGTTTAACTTTAACTTTTTACTGGATCCTGGCTCGATTAACCAATCGTCGTATACGTTCTTGATGATATCCGCTGCGTTTCCACTGTATGATTTAGAGAAAAGGCTGATGTTATTTCTAAATTGCTTCTCTGACGTAAAGGTGAGTGTGTACGAACCAGTGCCCTCGGTTTGAGTCTTCATGTCCTTTACGTCGTATATGTAAAAGTCTTTTTGAACTCTTGCTTCTGCCCTGACCCAACTGATTCTAACCTTCTCTTGACCGATGAACGGAAAGACTGACGCCATGGCTGAGTTATCAATGACCGTCATATTACCATACAGAAACGGAGTAAAGATTGACTCGAACACCGATACCGCAGTAACGTTGTCGCTGATATCGATTACTTGACCGTTGTACTTAGTTACCTGTATGGTAAACTCACTGAGTACTTTTGGGATGGCGTTCTGTAGGTTTGGATCCGACATACGTTACACTCTTCTGCGTTTCATTTCACGCTCAAACTGTCGTGCCACTGATAGGATATGCTGTGGTCTGATAACCTTGATCTGAAATTGCAGATCGTTTAGGTCAGACTCGTACTGCTTATTCGATACCGTTGCCGTACCATCGATGACCCACTCCCCATCAGAGTTTTCCTTATGATGTGGTGCATCTGCATATGGCATAGTGTAATCAATTCTATAGTTACCACTACCTGCATCACTACCTGAGAACAAGGTATTATTTAGATACGCCGAGGAATAACCGCTAGGGTTCTCAACCACCACGTATTCCATTGAGCCGTTCTTTACCAGAGTCTTACCAAGAAATCCATTTCCTAGCTCAGTCCCAGGAACAAATAGCGTGCTGTCTAGGCTGACTGGTGTAGTACCAACGCCAGTCGTAAAGAACAATGCCGTGCCTGGATATTTTCTGGCCATCGTATCGTTAAACTCATTGACATCTTTTCTAAAACCTTTCCAAGAATTGTTTAGTTCCTTGTTGATTAGAAAAAATGTCCAGTAGTATTCCGGTGTTCCATAAATTTTTTGTGAGATGTTATCCAAACGATCCGCGTTATCCACCGTGTAATACGTATAGAACGATATATCGTCAGCAATGTTGGAGAATACTTTTGAGTACTGAGATAGATTTACTAACCTTTTAGTACCATCGCCGTCAATATCGAAATCTTCTTTCTGAAAGTATTGGAAAAACTTTGGCATTTTAGAATCCTTCTCCTACCAACTGAGCATCGATTGGTTGGAGCTCTTGGAAGTTTAGAGCAAGGGTAACCTCAACTGGCATACTGTTATGCTCAAAATATGATTGCGCATTAGGGTTATACGTTACTGATGTTGATGTACAAACCACTTGTGGAAGTTTAATCATTTGGCTTGATTTCGCAAAGGTAACAACAAAGGCCAATGGAAAGTTATACGTAAATCCTGAAGAGATCGGATAAGACGCCTGCCTAAAATATTTAATGATTGCTGGTATAGAGTTTGCTTCGTTAGTGTTCTTTGGAAAAAAGTTAAACTCCATTGAGAATGTACGAATCGTAGGTGCCTTGAACAACATAAACTCGCGAGGATTTAATGTGTTTTGGATATTCTTTTGGGCTTCTGCCGCGATACCACCAACAACACTTGCCGATGAAACCGCACCAACGACTGCTCCACCTGCTCCTCCACTTATAACTTTACCGAGTCCGGCACCAACCAATCCGCCAACCACATCTGGGTTAGATAGCGCTGCAGCCCTGATATCCTCAAGGGTAACATTGCCACCTCTTCTACTTGCTAACTCAAAAGCTGCTCCAACAACTCCAGTAGATGTTGCCTCGTATCTTTGTGAATCGTTAACGGCGATATTCTGTGGCATGTAGATCGCACATCCGTTACCGTCAAGTACCGTCAACGTCTGATTGCCACGACCATCGTACTGAGCTTTCTTTGTTTGAAAGAGTACGTATGGCGTGTCTCTGGACTCAACGTTGTCGGGATATCTAAGTATGCCCATAAATAACTCCGATAGTTTAATGTTTCTCGAGATTATTTATATGGCATACAAAGGTAAATATACACCAAAGAACAAGAATAAGTATGTTGGAGACATCAAGTCGATAACATACAGATCCCTTTGGGAGCGCAATACCTTTAGGTGGATGGATGAGAATCCTGACATCGTGGCATGGAACTCAGAGGAAGTTATTCTGCCTTACGTTTGCGCTACTGACGGTAAGTGGCATAAGTACCATATAGACATCTGGTTTAAGAATAAGAAGGGAGAAGCATTCCTTGTTGAGATCAAACCAGAGAAGTATTGTACACCACCCAAGGAACCAAAGCGTCGTACTCGAAAGTTCATCAGGGAGACAATGACGTATGCTAAGAACCAGAGTAAATGGAAAGCAGCCAATGAGTTTGCAAAAGATAACGGAGTTAGTTTTCAAGTGTGGACAGAGAAGACCTTAAAATCACTAGGGATAAGAATCCTTAAGTAGATTGATATAAATAAAGGTATGGCAGAATCACTATTTCAAAAGTTAGAAGCTGAAGCATATCGTAAGGGTCTCACCGCAAGGTCAAAAGAGGCTCGTGCATGGTTTCGCAATAAGGCAAGGGAACTGAAGGACGTTAATCGTCGCCAGCTCCTACGGGATCCTATGCTTACTCCACGGAATCGTCCTGGGGTTGGTAAGATGTACATGTACTTCTATGATCCAAAGTTAAGAAAAGAACTTCCTTACTACGATTCCTTTCCATTGACCATCATGGTTGAACCAACAAAGGGAGGGTTCTATGGACTTAACCTTCATTATCTTAGCCCTGCAGTACGGGCAACATTCCTTGACAAGTTATCTGCGACCGCGAATAATTCTAAATACGATGAGACCACAAAGCTAAAGATTAACTATAATCTGCTGCAGTCAGTACAAAGATATCGTGAGTTCAAACCATGCTTTAAGAAGTATCTTACTTCACAGATTGAATCGCGTGTTGTTCTGGTGGAACCATCGGAATGGGATATCGCAATCTTTCTGCCAACAGAACAATTCCGCAAGGCTGGTAAGCGCAGCGTCTGGGCGGACTCAAAGAGGATGTATAGGGCATGAAGATAGAAGATCTAACATCACAATTTAAGAAAAGCGGACCAGCATTGGCCAACAGGTTCAAGGTCTATGTAGCTGACCGTGATCTTGATATCCTTTGCGAATCAGTTGCTATACCTGGGCGTCAGTTAACAACCGCTGACCATTTCACTAGCCTTAAGTCCTCAAAGAGAGTCTATGGATTCGAGAACGAGGACATTTCGATTACTTGGTTAACTACCAATGATTGGAAGGCATACGACTACGTTAAGGCGTGGCAGGACAGAGCTATCGTAAACATTAACAGTCCTTCACACGACTTCAAGGTTAGATTAAAGTCAGAGTACTATAATCCATTCTTTATTGAACATTTGGATACCAAGGGTGTTCCTACCAAACGCTGGAATATCTATGAAGCTTTTCCAACTGGCATTCAATCCTTTGAGCTTGGTAACTCACAGGAAAACACGATCGTTCGCTTCACGGCAACTTTCTCATATGAAAACTGGGATGTTGAAACAAATCCCATCGCTATATAAACTTAGGAGTTAAATTATTATGGCTTTACCAAAACTAGACGCACCGCGTTATGAAATGACGGTTCCTTCCACCCAGGAGAAAGTGGTCTATAGACCTTATCTCGTAAAGGAAGAAAAGATCCTGATGATGGCATTGGAATCACAGGATGAAAAGCAAATGATTCGTGCAATCAAAGATGTTATTGCTGGTTGTACCGAAAACGCCATCAAGGTTAATAACCTAACTATGTTTGACATTGAGTATGTGTTTACTCAACTAAGGTCAAAATCGGCGGGTGAAGGTGCTAAGGTATCATTACCATGCGACAAGTGTGAAACACGAAACGATGTAGTAATTGATCTAAGTCAAGTAGTTGTACCTAAGATTGATAAAAAGAAAATGCTTATTGAAATCACTGATGACTATACACTGCAAATGAGATATCCATCAGTTGATGCAGTGCTAGGTATTCAAACGTCTAGCTCTAGTAACATCGACAAAGTATTTGAGCTTATTGCTGAGTGTGCCGATTCACTTCACACCAGTGATGAGATATTTAATATGAAGGAACAGACTAAAGAAGAGGTAAAGGAATTCATTGAGTCATTGAACACCGAGCAGTTTAATAAAGTTCGTGCGTTCATTGAGGATATGCCAAGCGCCACGGTAAACGCTAAATTTAAGTGTTCTGACTGTGGTGAACATAATGATATCGAGGTGAAAGGTCTAGCAAATTTTTTCGCCTAGCCCTTTCTCATGATAATCTCGTAAGCCACTATAAGGTTAACTTTGCTATGATGCAGCATCACAATTACAACTTAGGTGAACT